ATTATGAGTGAATCAATAGCATATTCGGTATCTATACCCATGAGTATATTAATGGACAAAAAATTATCTAGCACAGATAAATTAGTGTATGCCATGATTTGTGGGTTGTCTAAAAAAAATGGAGATTGTTGGGCTAGTAATGCATACATAGCTTCTCAATTAGACTTAAAAAAAGATACGGTAAGTAGGGTTATTTCAAAGTTAGTTGAAATTGGATATGTAAAAAGAAAGGAGTTTAGAAATGAGAATAAAGAAGTTGTCAAAAGATTGCTTTCAAGTATTCATGCTTTATCAAATGTCCTACCCGATTTTAATACTATACCCCTATTGGAGGAAAATGAAAACCCTATCGGAGAATTCTCCAATACCTCTCCTGGAAAAATCCAAGTGTATATAGAAGATTATAATAAAGAAGATATTAAAGATAATAATATATCGGCAAAGCCAAAAAAGAAAGTTTTTGTGCCGCCTACATTAGACGAAGTAAAAGTATTTTTCAGAGATAATGGTTATGCCGAAGAGATAGCAATAAAGGCATTTAAACATTATGAAGAGAATGACTGGAAAGATTCGTATGATAACAAGGTTTTAAACTGGAAGAGTAAGATGAGGAACAATTGGTTTAAAGACCAATACAAAATACAAGAGAGCAAAATAAAGGTGAGAGACATATTCGGAAGCACACACTTTAAAACTCAAGACGAAATAAACAAAGCTGAACCAGGATTTTTCAATAAAATATGAGCAACTACCAAAAATTATCTGCCCTTGGAATTGTCTGCAAGGATACCTCGGCACAACAAAAAGTAAACTGTCCGTTCTGCAAAGACACGAGAAGTAACAAGAGAGACAAGAGTCTTTCAGTAAATGTCGAGTTAGGTGTGTACAAGTGCCACTACCCCAACTGCGAAGCGTTTATGGGTAAGAGCGTAAACAAGTCTGACCGAAAGGTTGAGTACTTTATCCCAACATCTAAACTTCAGAAGGTGAGTGACAAGGTCCTCTCCTGGTTTGAGAAGAGAGGAATCTCCAACAACACTTTGCTGAAACTGAAGGTTACGGAAGAGGAGTGTTACTTCCCTCAAGCCGGGGAAAATAGAAACGCCATATGTTTTAACTACTTCCGAGGAAACGATTTGGTTAACATCAAGTATCGTGACGCGGCAAAAAACTTTCGGATGGTTAAGGATGCGGAATTAATCCTCTACAACTTGAACTCCATAGAGGGCTATAATTGGTGTGTAATCGTTGAGGGTGAAATGGACGCCCTGTCTTTGGAGGAAGCTCAAATTTACCCTGTCGTAAGCGTTCCTAATGGGGCAACGAAGGGGAATCAGAACCTAAAGTATCTTGATAACTGTATTGATGCATTTACCGACAAGGAGAAGGTTATCATTTTCACCGACAATGATTCGTCCGGTCTCTCTCTTCGTGAGGAGTTGACACGAAGACTTGGTCGGGAGAAGATTTGGTATGTAAACATCCCTGATGGATGTAAGGACGCGAATGAGATTCTAGTAAATTATGGAGTTGAACTTCTTCAAAAAGTAGTCGCAGAAGCATATCAAATACCAATAGAGGGCATTGAGAAAGTAAACGATGTGAAGGAGAAAATAACGGACATATATCTTAATGGGTTTCCTCATGGTTTAAAAGCAGGGTTTAATCAATTTGATGAACATATCTCGTTCCGAGGTTCAGAGTTCACCATCATCACAGGAACACCCAACGCAGGAAAGTCAACTTTTCTGAACAATTTACTTGTCAGATTGTCTGCGAAACATTCGTGGAAGATAGCAATGTTTTCGCCAGAAAAGCAACCAACAGAGATACTTTTTTCTGAACTTGCTGAAATATTTATCGGGAAGCCTTTCTTCTCATTTGTGCCTACTGCAAAGATGAGTCAAGAAGAGGTAGACAAGGCGAGAGACTTTGTTGAGGAGTACTTCTACTTCATGAAGATTGATGAGATGGATGTGACCATTGATGGTATCCTAGACAAAGCTGCGGAACTTGTTAAGCGTAACGGAATCAATTGCCTTGTGATAGACCCTTGGAACTACGTTGAACACCAGGTCCCAAAGGGAATGAGTGAGACGCAATACATTTCAGAGGCACTCACCAAGGTTAAACGATTCAAGGACCGCTACGGAGTCCATGTGTTTGTTATTGCTCACCCAACAAAGATTAGGAAGGAGAACGGCGTGTATGTTATGCCTACTCTTTATGACATAGCCGGGTCTGCTCACTTCTTTAACAAGTGTGATAACGGATTTGTCGCTTACCGAGACTATGTGTCTGGGCAAACCCTCATCAACATCCAAAAGATTCGTTGGTCTTTCATAGGTCGCGTGGGAGAAGTTCCCTTTGTGTACGATGTGAAAACAAAAAGATTTGCAGAGATTGGAGATGATAGTAAGGGAATCCTATTAGATGAATATGAAACAAGACAACAGGAATATGAAGATGAAGACATACCATTCTGATCCGGCTTTTCAGTATGGCCTTCGACAAGTTGCAATTACAAAACTGAAGGATGGTGAGTTAATTGGTTCAAAAGAAGCGTTTTACGAAAACGTTGAGGCTGTTTATATCTGTGTTGATAAAAAATATGTTGAAATAGTTGAAGTTTTATTTGGATTTTGTGAAAAGAATGTTAGATATTTGCGGAACAATAACATTATTTCCAAAGAAGTCAGCGATGAAATTAAAATTAAAGCGAATAAAAGGACTTGTAAAGAACTTGGCGTCGACAAGCCGGTCAACTCTGAAAATTACAAACATAAATATTTTCAAAATCTGTACAAGTTCGTCTACTGGGACTTTATCCAACGACACACACTAGAGCAAGTTCAAGAAATTTTCAATAACCTAAAACAATAACAAAAACAAAAATGGAAGTTCAAGAAGAAAAGAAGATTCATTTTGGAGACATCCTAGAGTATGTGCCAAATGATCGTAAAGAGAGATTCATTCATGATTTAATTCTCTATGTTCCTCACCTAAAAGAAGAGGCAGACAAGTTTAGCCATGTGATTCACAATGTTGCTATAGGAACAAACATGAGAAACTATATAGACCTCATGAAAGATGTGGCAATGAAAGTATACAACGCATCAGGTGAAGAGAACAGGAAGAGAGAGAATGTAGTTTATAGGCAATTGGTTTTTTGGATGATGCATAAAACACTTCCTGTAACATTAGGTGGCATTGGGAGCGAGTTTAAAAACAAAAATCACGCAACGGTCCTTTACGGAATTAAAACATTTGAAGATACAATCCTAACCTCTTGGAAGGACAGAATGCTAGTACAATACTTCGTGGAGAAAATGGATGAGCTTGGATACCCTCAACCAAAACAAGCATACAGAGAACTTTACTTTAAACTTAACATCGAAAAATAAAATGGAGATTACAATTCAAAAGCCACACAAGACAGAGTATTACTTTAAAGGAGAAATCACTTTAGACATGAAGTATGAATATACTCTAGTTAAATCTGTAACTGATAGCGGAACACTCTACGGAGTCGATGCTCATCCATCATCTGAAGAATCAGACTGGAACGGCTGGGATGAAATAAAAAAGAAGTTTATTCAAGATATTATTCGCAAACACTACGAGACTTATGGAGCAGAATAGTACCCACAACATAGAACCTAAATACGAACTCAAAGACTCTAAGATTCTCACAAAATTATATGAGGACCTTAAAAAGAGAGAGAGGAAAGGTTTCTTGCAGTACGGAACAACAGTTGACCGAACTGACTATGACCACCTAATGTGGCTACAGGAAGCATACGAGGAGTGCCTTGATATGGCTGTGTATTTGAAAAGCGCAATTGAAAAAATAAAGAACAAATGAGGTACGGATCAGTATGTTCGGGTATCGAAGCTGCAACAATGGCTTGGCATCCGCTAGGTTGGAAAGCACAATGGTTTTCTGAAATAGAACCATTTCCATCTGCTGTACTACAGCACCATTACCCGGAAACCCCAAACCTTGGGGACATGACTTTAATTCACTCAAACCCTATATTTAATGAAACAACTATCGATGTTCTCGTTGGAGGAACTCCCTGCCAATCATTCTCAGTCGCAGGTCTCCGAAAAGGAATGGAAGACTCTCGTGGCAACTTGGCCCTTGAATTCTGTCGCATTGCTGACAAAGCAAAACCCCAATGGATTGTTTGGGAAAATGTCCCCGGCGTCTTGTCAAGTAACGGAGGAAAAGATTTTGGTTCCCTCCTCGGGGCGTTGGGGGAACTCGGGTATGGGTTCGCTTACAGAGTTATTGACGCTCAACACTTTGGAGTCGCACAAAGACGCAGAAGAGTCTTTCTTATCGGACACCTTGGAGATTGGAGACCTGCCGCAGCGGTTCTATTTGAGTCCGAAAGCCTGTGCCGGAATATTGCGGAGAGCAGAAGTAAGAGGCAAAAAGTTACCCGAGCGATTGAGGGAAGCATTGTTAACAACGGTGAGTCAGGAGAATGGTGGGACGGAGGACAAACAGCCGCTAGTTTAACTACTCGTTGCCATGACCAATATATGCCTGATAAGGGACACTTCTCTGCTGTGATTCAAAACGAAGAAAAGACTGCTCTTTGTTTTAAAGTACGAGGCGGTGTTTCTGAAAACTCGGGAATACAAGGTGGTGTTCCTGGCAAGTCAGCAGGAAAGGGATACCTTGGAAGTGAGGAAAAGTCTTTCACTATTGCAACATCACCGGACCAATGGTTGTTTGAAGACAAGAAAACAATTGTGTTGGATAGAGCTTCTTTCAACCAAGGTCAGAACGCTCAATACGAGCCAAAGATTGAAGAATCAAACACTACACCTACATTAGTTGCTAGAGGTCCACACGCTGTGTTTCCTGTTGCCGTTGATATGTACAACATGAGCATCAACGATAAAACTTCTCAAACCTTATCATCCTCCGCTTCGGATATTAATCACACAGGTGGTACAATTCAGAACGCAAGAGTTCGTAGACTTACTCCTGTAGAGTGCGAGAGACTTCAAGGATTCCCAGACAACTTCTCAAACATTCCATACAGAAAAAAGGAGGAGTCTCCCGATGGGCCGAGATACAAGGCACTTGGAAACTCAATGGCTGTTCCTGTAATGGCGTGGATTGGACAAAGAATTCAAGAGGTTACTGATATAATTAACGAACAAAACAATGTCAACAAAAAGTAAAAAATTATTTATATTCTTATTAGCGGTTGTAATAACTTGCCTAGCGTTAAGTTGCGACATAAGTAACTACCACCCAATACAAAAAGAAGACTACCAAATGTTTAAGGCTACTTACATCCCAAGGGATACTGTGTATGTAGACCCGACAACTGTAGGCACAACAACAGATCCTGAATATTAAACACTATGAATAAATTTCTAATGGCGGCTGTCATCATAACAGCGATAATAGTATTCCTCTCCTACTTTGGAGGTGACGATAACCAAACTGGATTTCAATCATGACAGTTACACTAAACGAATCGGAAGTTCACTTTTTGAGAACACTTGCCTCTACAAGATCATTCTTCAGCAGAAAGAAAAATGTGGTGGACCAAAAATTTGCCTCGGAAAAGTCGGGGTTTGAAATAGACTTTGACGGATGCCTCTCTGAGTATGCCTTCTGTAAGTGGCACAACATCCACTTCAGTCTCTCCTTTGGAGACGATACGGCAGGTCAACCAGACTGCGTATATAAGAATTTGACAATAGATATCAAAAGCACTCGCCTTCCAAAAGGGCGTATGATTGTCAAGTTGAATCCTCAACCGATGGATATGTATGTCCTTGCCATAGTGGAGAATGACTACACAATTCGATTCGCTGGATACGCTCGTTCAGAGGATGTGAAAAAAGAAGAAAACATTCGTAACTTGGGAACAGGTGACTCGTATGTACTAGAACAAGATCAACTATTAAGATTTAAAGAAAATGGCAAAACTAAATGAGAACATTGAATTGTTCAAGTGCTATGTAAAAGCTTCTCACTTTACAAAAAGAGAGGAGGACTCAAATGAATATCATAAGGCTTATGCATTTGCAATACAATCATGCGCTGGTAAAATACTTACGTTTCACGTTATGACGGACTACGGCATGATGAGATCAAGGGTTCCAATATCTGAGATTTACATAGAGATACCAACCAACGATGTCCCGTTTCATTTTAAGCAACTATGGGATTGTTTCTCAGAAAATGTATCTGTTATAACGTATGACTATTTATATGAAAAGAGATGTCAAGTAGTTCTGAGAGATAGCACACTAATTTGGGCAACGTATCTTATGACAGTTGACTGGTACAGAAATCCATATAGCGATGAACCAAGTGATTATAAAGCTGGTCATATACTTATTGCGGATGACGGTTATTTACTTTGCCAACCTAACAATAGAATATACTGGAAAGATT